GTCGCAAACGAATTTATGATAGTATCCTTATCAAGACCTGGTGCAACAGCAGGTTTCTCAGTTAATCGTGGGCCAACTCTTTGTCGTTTGACTTTTCTTTCCAAATCACCACCAATTTGAGATACATAATTGAGATGATTTGATTCAGAGCCAGACCGAATCATTGACATGATGACATGGCGATCTTTTTCTGCCATGACACTCACTAAAACTTTCAAATCCTGCACACCTGTAGTCTTTGGTTGATATTTAAACCGGTTTACAATAGCTATATAATCACTGTAGGGCATTTTAAATGAATCAAAAGAATTATGATAACATAAAATTGCTTCATCAGCAATACGCATAGCATTGTAAGCACAGCCTTCAACTTTGAAACTATATCGACTTAACCGAGGAACAGTCAAGTCAATAGATGTTGAGTTAAAATGACCAAGAGGCTTTAAATAAACAAAAGCCTTATGTTCATATCTCCATTGATACACTTTACGAAAGTGTAATGCACCCATATTAACATAGAAACGATCATCACCATAATTCCAAAGTTTGTGCGTATATGAACCGCCACCATTAATTTCTTCAACTAAGTTAGATTCAGCATCAAAACAAAATCTGCTTTCAGCAGTTATGCGAGCTAAGTCATCAGGAACAGTAGTGAAACAAATTATGGGCAATTCAGTAGCCACAAAAATTTCCATAGGTAAGTAATAATCAACATCCACTAAAACAAGCAAATCATTTGCTGTTAAATGAACATGTTCAACATCATTATCGTACATCGTTGGTTTAAAAACACATTTCATAAGAACAACTTTAGCTTTAATCAAACGAGAAGTGGGGCCTACAAAAACAGCTCTACGTCCCATCTTTTCTGCTAAAGAAATAGCATAGGAAATAAAATCATTTCTGAGTCCACCACATTCTTCATGATCATGGCTAGGTTTCTGTTTAATGTGTTCAACATCAACGTCATTAGGGATAAGAACTTCAGCACTTAGCATATTTTCCCAACCTTGATTGATCAAACTGAGTGCATATCTCAGGAACACGAGACAGCACATCAGAAAACCAATATCACCAGCATTAATATAAGCTAATGCAAGGATAATGACTCTCAAGGCAAAGAATCTGATAGAATCAGAAAAACGCCAAGGAGCAGGTCCTTGCAAAGCTTCAACAAATGCTAGCACCCCCATATTGGAAGGCTTTGTGTTGAAGAATTTACTTATGAGTTTAAATATCAAGTGAGCACACATCCAAGGTGCATCACC